AGGCGGAACAGCTCCGCGAACTGGGTACGGTCGAGGGTCTGGCCGTTGCACAGGGCGAACCCGGTCGGAGCCTGACCGCCGACGAACGGGAAGATCGTCCCCACCGGGATCAGGGTAGCCATCGCTGCATTGAGGTCCGCCTTGGCCTTGGTAACGTCCGCCTGCGTCAGAGACCTCTCCTGGAAGATCCGGTTCTCGACGTTCGTCACCCCCTGAGTGGCCGCGGAGATGCCAGTCTCAATGCGGGTTAGGTCCGCGGCTGTGATGCGTGTCTCACCGGCTCCGAAGCCGTCACGCCACTGCTTGGTCGCTACGTAAGGCTGCATGGTTATCTGTCACCTTCTGCTCTGAGGACGAACACGCGGCCATCGGGGGATATCCACGTGCTGGCGCCAATTTTACCGGCGTCAGGGGGCACCGGACCGGCGTCGACTAGGGAGGTGGCCACCTGAGTCATGGCCTCCGTCAGGTGCTTCATCTCCTTGAGCGTCCCCTCACGGGCGGCGCGCTGCATGGCGTCGGAGTTCTTCAGCTTCTCCTCGACCTGCTTCGCGATCGCGTCCGCGTCGATGTTCTGCTCAAGAGTGATGCGCGCACCCTTCGACCACTCAGAGAAGTTCTTCGAGCGGTCGTAGGCGCGGAACTTGACCTCGTACTCCTTGATCTCGAGGCCTGCGATGTTGGTCCGCTGCATCGGGTAAGGCAGCTCAGTGAACTTCAGCGGCGTGCCCCCCGGCGGGTGGACGGACACCTCCACGCCAGCGAAGTCCGCGGGCATCCCCTCGTTGTTGGCTCCCTTACCGTCCCAGTAGATGCCAAGGACGCCGAGAGTCTGACTCAGCTTGGGCGTGGACGGCACCGGAGGGGGCTCCACGTCGGTAGCCATCGTGACCGTGATCTCCTCAGACCACGCGCCGAAGGCGTCCGCCGTCATGGCTCGCACCTTGAAGGCGTAGCGTTCCCCGGGGGCCAGGCCACCGAGATCGGCCGAGTTGGTCTTGGAGAACGAGATGGGGCCAGTCAGGTTCGGGATCTCCCGGTAGGAGATGTCGTACCCGGTGACGTCTACGGCCCCGCCGAGAGTGTCGGTCTCGACTGGCAGCCAGTGGAGGGAGGCGATGGCCGTGGGCCACCCGTTGTGACCGATGACCGCCTGGGACGAGATGTTTAGGCCCTGAGGCGGGAGCGGGCGATACTTGCTCTTCGGCACTTCCGGGCGGGGGTTCTTCCCGTCGGAGTTGACTGCACCGAGGATGCCCTTCTGCTTCTTGGCAAGACGGGCCAGCAGGTCGTCCAGGACCGTCCCGAAGGTGGTGTGGCCCTGGCAGCGGCCGTTCTCAGTGACGGACACTGAGATCTGAGTCACGCGCATGCGCTCAAGGCCGTACCGGCGGTCGACCTGGATCCAGTCGCCGAGCTGGTAGTCCTGGAACGGGAACCACTGGACGTCCTCGGCCTCCCACTCGCGCTTGACCTCCTGCGCCGCGCTGGCGCCGGTCTTCAGGGTCAGGTTCGCGACCGCCCGCGCTGTGGTCTCCAGCTCGACACCGCCAGCCTCCACGACCTTCTCGGTGCGCGGCAGGTCGGCAGGGGCCTCGGGGTTCCTGAAGGTCCACAGCAGACCGCCCTCGCCCTTAACCAGGACGTGGGTGCACAGCTTCGACCAGTCGAGCTTCTCAGGAGCCGACGTGGTGCCCGCGTTCAGGCGCCACACGACCGACGTGTTCTCGCGGTTGAGTGCAGCGTCGGCGTTGTAGACCTGAAGGGTCCGTCCACGCCACCGGTAGTCGATCATGCCCATGTTCATGAGCGACTCGAGGATCGACTTCAGCGAGATGGTCGGGTCGAACGCGACGGAGGTCTTGAAGGCCCAAGGCTGACCGGCGGAGTCCTGCGTGGTGTTGAAGTCCATCTCCAGGCCCTTGCCCCAGCCACGCTTGACAGCGGCGTCCCAGATCGTGCCCAGAATGACGCCGGCGGTGCGGGAGTTGAACTTGTACTTCCCGTCCTTGTCCTTAGCGACGGCAGGAACAGACCACACAAGGGCGCCCTCCAGGCGCTGCCCGATGTGGATGAACTGGGCGGTGCGGTGCTCCGTGCCGTCCTCGACCAGGTTCCACTCCGAGGAGAGGTTCATGAACCGAGCGTTAGGTGGCTCAACCCAGTTGGTGCCGTCGTAGGTGAGCTCGACGGCAACCTCGACCATACGGTCCAGGAGACCGCCACGCACGCCCTGTTCGCCGTTCGGGTATGACAGGGTCAGTGAGGGGGTGCTCTGACGTGGGCACGTGAACGTGCCCGCGAGGACGTCCGGGAGGACGCCGATCCGGGCCCCGGCTTCCTCGTACGCGACGTAGCGCATTCCGAGGCCTTGGGGGAAGCTCGCGAGGCGGGGCATCAGTAGGACCTCCTCGCGCGAATGTAGCCGGTGCAGTTGAACGCCGACACCGAGATCCGCCCAGAGGGGTCAGGGTCGAGGCGGAAGCCGCCCAGACCCATTGAGATCTCCCCGTCGGCCGGGCGGGCACTGTTAGCGACGGTCCAGTCGGCCGAGGGGTTCTTCCAGGCTCGGTAGTTAGCCACGTCCACGAGGAGGCGCTCAGCCCCCTGGAGGGAGCCGTTGAACGTGAACGTGGTGCCGGACACGTTGTCCTTCAGCGAGCACGAGGCCCCAGAGGGGGACAGCATCAGCCACGGGTCCGGGATCGGCATGTTCCCGCCGGACAGCGGGCCTAGGTCGTTGAGGTTCACAACGGTCGGCTGGGGGTCGCGCCACAGGCCTGACGTCACCTCGAAGGTGGCCGTCAGGTGGGCGATCGCGGCTTCGGGGTCGATCGTCGGCTCGATGGACGAGGACAGGCGCACGTCGGCCACCTTCAGGATGCTGCCCTGAGGCTTGTAGCCAAGCTGCTGCATGCGGCCGAAGGCCGTCAGGCGGCCCAGGAGAGCTCGCAGGTTGAACTCCAGCTGGTTTAGTCCACCCTTGCAGCGGTTGCCGTTACGTCCGTCCTCCCAGGAGAACACGGAGAACTTCAGGACAACGGTGGCGGGCTTTAGGACCCTGGCCGGGATCGGCAGGGAGCCGAACCGGTTCGGGATGTCCACCGAGATGCGCCAGGGCTCGCCCCGGGTCGACAGAGTCGTCTCCGAGGCGAGGACCCAGCGCATCTTCTCGTCGTCCAGGTCTACGCCGTCGAGTGAGTAGATGGCCATGGGTGGGTGACCTCTCAGATCAGTGCGGCCAGGCGGATGCCCTCTGCAACCTCGTCACGGGTCTTCGAGTCCGGCTTCGCCTGCGGATAGTGGTTTGTGATGTTGATGGTAGCACCCGATTGGTTCTGCTTATCGATGCCGTTGGCGGCCGTGGAGGACTGCTTGAACCGACCGCCGCGGGCGCTCGCCCCCTGCATCGGCTTGACGTTAGCCGTCGCGTTGAGACCGATCGTGGCGGGCTTCGTCAGGTCATCGGTCAGCCCCTGGAGGGAGCCGCGGACGGCCCCGTACTGGGACTCGAGGCCCTTGATGAAGCCCTGCATGATCAGCTGACCGGCAGGCTTGAGCAGCACCTTGTCGACGGGCTCAGGGCCCTTCCAGGATGGGAGCATGCTGGTCAGGCTGGAGAGCTTGCTCTTCACGGAGCCGATCATCGAGGAGATACCGTTGATCAGACCCTGGATGATCTGCTTACCAGCGCTGATCAGCCAGGAGCCCGCGTTGGAGAAGACGTTCTTGATGCTGTTCGGGAGGTTCCGAACGGTGTTGACCGCGCTGTTGATGAAGTTGGAGATCGTGCTCACCAGGCCGGACCACGCCGAGGAGGTGTAGCTCTTAGCGCTGTTCCAGGCGTTCGTAAGGAAGGTGACGACCGAGGCGCAGAAGCTGGACACCGTACCGATGATGGCGTGCCCGACTCCCATGATGATGTTGCCCAGCAGGTTCCACGCGGCCTGAGCGATGGAGACGATCAGGCGGCCGAAGCCTGTGAACGAGGCGATCATGAAGTTCGTGAACCCCATGAAGATGCCCTTCAGGCCCTCCCAGCACTTGCTCCAGTCCCCCGTGATGAGGCCCGTCACGACGTCGATGATCCCCTTGAGGATCTGCATCTGGGCCTGAGCGATGGCCGCGATCCCCGAGAAGACCGCCTGGAAGATCGGCATGAGGGCCTGCACGACGGTCCCCACCAGCTGCAGAGCCGGGATCAGCAGCGCCGTGAGGGCCTGCAGGAGAGGCTGCAGCAGTGGGACGATCATGGCCAGCAGCTCGGTGATGATCGGGCCGAGGACCGCGAACAGCTCGGAGATGATCGGCACGAGGGCCTGAATGACCGGCATGAGCGCGGCAGCCAGCTGCTCGATGATCGGAGCCAGCAGCCCGGCCAGCTGCGTGATGACCGGAGCCAGCTGAGTCAGCAGCGTGGCCAGCAGCGGAGCGATGGCAGCCAGCAGCTGACCCGCCACCGTCGCGATGGCGCCAAAGGCCGCGCCGAGGGCCGGCATGGCTGGGGCGAGGGCCTGCACGGCGGTCAGGACGTTCTGGAAGAACGACACCAGCCCGCCCTGGAAGGCGGGGTCCTGCAGGGCCAGAGAGATGCCGTTCAGGCCGGTCTGGATGATCTGCCCGATGAGGGGCAGGATCGTGGAGAGGGTCGGCGCCAGGGACACGAAGGCAGTCCCCAGCGAGCCGACGCCCTGGAAGGCGTAGTTAGCAGCCGTCGCCATGGACGAGAAGATGGAGGTCAAGGTCCCCTGCCAGAGGGGCCCGTTGACGGCCTGGTTGGCTCGGTCGAGGGCGGCGGCGATGGAGTCCAGCGGGGCGGACCCGGCAGCCATGGCGGTGAACAGGCCCCCGAGGATGCCTCCGAGGTCGAAGACGATGTTCTTCAGCGTGCCGAACGTCTTAGCAGCGCCCTGGATGGCCTGATCCATCTCGCCGGTGGCGATCTTCGCCTGCACCCAGTTCTGGAACGAGTAGGCGACACCGTTGGCCCAGCCAGCGATGGCGGGCAGGTACTTGGCGCCCACCTCACCGAGGGAGAGAAGGGCGTCGGTGAAGGCTCCAGCACCATCGCCGCCAATGTCGAGGGCCTGGCGCAGATACTCCAGTGAGGCGGCGAAGCCTGGGATGTGGTCGGTCGCGGCGTCAGCGACAGCGGCCGCCATCGAGCCCATCTCGACCGAGACGGCCTTGATGGAGGGGCCGAGGGCGTCCAGCGCGCTGGTGGCGAAGTAGCGGACGGACTCCGCGGCCTCACCCCAGAACCCGAGGGAGATGTCCTGCTGGAGGGCCGTGAAGCGGGGGCCGAGGTCCGCCAGGACGTCCTTCGCGTCCTTCATGGCGGCCACGAAGATGCCGATCCCCGCTCCCGCGGCTCCGAGGATGCCTGGCAGGGCGAGGAGGGCTGGCAGAGCGTGGGCTACCCCGACCCCGAAGGCGGAGACGACTCCCAGGCCGGACCCGAGTACGGAGATCAGACCTCCCGCCGCTACGCCAACGGAGGCCATCTTGACGGCGACCGTGTCCAGGTTGGTGAACAGGTCACTCAGAGAGTTCTTCAGGTTGCCGAAGATGTTGCCGCCGGCGAGGGCCTTCAGCTGGGCCGCTACCTTGGCGATGCTGGCCTTGGCTAGGCGAGCGTGAATGTCGACGAAGTACGGCTTATTGGTGAGCCTGGCCAGGTCGAAGCGGGCCTTACCGTCGTCCAGGTCGGCGTTGACGGTGGCCTTACCGTCGAGCTTGTTGAGCTCGTGCTTGATCTTCTTCTTGGAGGCCTCACTCAGGTGAGCGTCGGTGTCGATCCTGGCTCCGAGGGCCTTGATCTCCTCGCGGATCTTCTTGGCCGAAGCGGAGTCGAGCTCAGGCTTGGCCTGAAGATGGGCGTCGATCTTCTCGACCTCGGCCCGGATCTTGTTCTGGGCGGCCTTCTCCAGGGACGCATTGACCTTGAGATCGCTCTTGATGTTGGCGATCTTCTCCTTGATCTCGGCGATGTCCGAGCCGTTGATCTCGACCTTCGCGTCGATCTCCGCGTCGATGCCCTTCAGGTCCTTGATCGCCTTGGCCTGGGACTGCTTGTCCAGGTCGACGCGGGCCTTGATCTGGGCCTTCATCTCGTCGAGCTCGCGCCCCAGCTTCGCCACAGCGTTGTCGTCCAAGACGGGCTTGACGGGGGCGCGGGAGTCCATCTGACGCAGCTGGCGCTTGATGTCCTCGATGTCGCGCTTGGAGATCTCAGCGTGAGCCTGGCCCTTGGTCTGGCCGATGGCTCGCTCGATGCGACGCAGGTCCTTGGGGTCTATGCGAGCGTTGACCTGGAGCACGAGGCCGTCGAGGGCGTCCTTGACGGAGTCGCGCATGTCGCGCGCCCACTTGTCGGCAGCCCGCTCGATGCGCTTGCCGATCTTCTTGAGGCTCTTCTCAATGCCTCGCTCAGCGTCGCCGCGGAAGTCCCGCGCGTCAGCGCCTACCTCTACGACGACCTCGCCGATCTTGTCTGCCACGGGTCCCCTCCCGCTCGTACGTCAAGCGGGCGGCATCGCGGCCCGACAACTGTCTGAGGCCATGATACCGCCCGCATAGGCGTTGG